CATACTAAGAAGATTAAAAGAAGACGTTTTAGATTTACCTGAAAAAATTATCACACCTGTTTATTTAAGACTCAAATCTAAAGATTACGAAGAATTAATGGGTGAGTATTTTAATTGGTATGACCAGAACCCTGAAGAGTCTTCTTCACTTACAATTCAGTTTTCAAAATTAATGAAAGTAAGAAAAGTCATTGCTCAGGAAAAAATTAATAACACAATCGAGTTAGCAGAAAACATTATAGAACAAGGTAAAAAGGTTATTATATTCACAAACTTTACCGACACACTAAATCAAATCTATAACCACTTTGGTAAGTCTGCAGTTTATTTAGATGGTAGTTGTTCTAAGTTCCACAGACAAAATGCAGTCGATGAATTTCAAACAAACGATAAAATCAAAGTATTTGTTGGAAACTTAAAAGCCGCAGGTGTTGGTATTACTTTAACCTCAGCCGAAGCTGTAATCATGAATGATTTATCTTTTGTACCTGCAGAACATTCACAAGCAGAAGACAGGTCACACCGTATTGGACAAAAAAATTCAACATCAGTGTATTACCCTCTATTTGAAAACACAATAGAGGGTGCAATTTATGACATCTTAAATAGAAAAAAGAAAATCATTTCCACAGTAATGGGCGATGATATGTTTGACGAAGCGTCCTCAATAGAAGAAATGTTAAATATGATTTCTAAAGGAAGGTGATATTTATACATATGAATGTAGAAATATCATATAAAGGAATTACACCTAAGACAGACCAAGAACTTCTTATTAAAAGGTTTATAAATTTTTTAAAAAGAGAATACCCATTAAAGGGTGATGTTAGTATTGTCTTTACTAATAAAAGATATGGGACTATGACTACAGGGTCCAGAACCGACAAAAGCACTTTAAAGGTATTAGTAAAAGATAGACTCAACAGAGATATATTAAGAACTTTATCCCATGAATGGCAACACGAATATCAAAGAACTGTGTTGAACAGAAAAAAAGGAAAAGATATAGGAGGTAAAAATGAAGATGATGCTAATGCGTCTGCGGGAAAAGATGTAAAAAATTTTGAAAAAAATAACAAAAAGTTAGAAGATATTATATACACTAAGTTTGAAAGAAAAATAAATGAGATTGAGACTAAATTAGATTTAATCTCTACGGTCAAACAAAAAATAATTAATGAAATCAAACATATTAGTGTTGATAAATTACCTTACCAATTCGATTCCCTAAATAAGTTTATTGATACTGAGACTATGAAAACTCATTACAATAAACACTACAAGGGTTATGTTGAAAAATTAAATGCAGAGTTAGATAAAGTTTCAGGCAAAGATTTAGATTTAGAAGAAATAATAATAAAAATTTCTAAATTCAACACAAAGGTTCGTAATAATGGTGGTGGGGCATTTAATCACGCATTATTTTGGAAAATGTTATCACCTAAAAAACAAGAAATCTCTGACCCAATAAAAAGTAAAATTGATAAACATTTCGGTTCATTCGAAAAGTTTAAAGAAAAATTTGAATCAGAAGCAAAAAGCAGATTTGGTTCTGGTTGGGTTTGGTTAGTTTTAACTAAAACAAACGGGTTAAAAATAACCACAACACCAAATCAAGACAACCCATTGATGGACATTGAAAAAAACGGGGGGTATCCTCTTTTAGGTTTAGATTTATGGGAGCACGCATACTACCTGAAGTACAAAAATGAAAGAGATAAATACATCAATAATTTTTGGAAAGTAGTGAATTGGGGATTCGTCAATGATTTGTATACCACACAAATAAAAAGAAAATCATAATTGATTTTTATTTATAAGATATTTATATAAAAAATATTCTTATGTCCACAGTAATAATCACAGAGCCTGAAAGAAGTAAACTTTATAAAAGGATTAAAAATCTTTTAGGAGCCCCTTTACGTGCTGTTGAATTGGAGGATGAAATGATGGATTCATTGTTGGAACTTTCTATTCAAGATTACGCACAGCATGTTAATGATTGGTTGATTGAAAGTCAGTGGTCCTCACTATATGGTCTTAATTTAGATGAACAATCTCTTACAAGAGCATTCACTACTAGATCATTAGATTGGGAAACACAATATACTTACGCATATTCTAAAATTGTCGGTTTACAGGCTGGCGGTGATTGGGTATTAAAAAAAGACTATATAGATTTAGTTGCAGGTCAACAAATATATGAAATCCCCGCGGGTAGAGAAGTAAATGAATTATTATGGTTTACAAGATCTGAATTGGATGCTGCATATTTTGACCCATTCATGGGAGGTTTTGGTGGATTTGGTGGTATTGGTTTAGGTGGTGGTGCCGGATTTTCACAGATGGGTACAACGGGTAATTATTTTATAACACCGGCGTTTGACATACTTTTAAGAATGTCAGATATTAACATCAAAAGAAGAATCATTACAGGTGACCTTACTTATAGAATTACAGCATTACCTGAAGGAAAAAAGGCACTTCATCTTATGAACGTACCAGGCGGAAGATTCGATTTTGGAAATATTAATTTCCAAGAGTATAAAGTTTGGTATTGGTATTATGATACTTTTGATAGGGATAATTGTTTAAAGGCGAATCCCGATATAGTTAAGTTACCTTCTGATGTTCCTATTGATGAAATGAGATGGGATGAACTTAATTCACCGGCTCAAACTTGGGTTAGAAGATGGTTTACTGCATATTGTAAAGAAACTTTAGCAAGAGTTAGAGGTAAGTACAGCGGTAATCTTAAAACACCTGATTCTGAACTTACACTTGAGTACCAAAGTTTACAAACTGAGTCTAAAGATGAAAAAGCTATGCTATGGGAAGAACTAAAAACAAGACTCGAAAGATTAAGACCTGAAAAACAATGGGAAATAAAAGGTATCCAAGCCGAAAACATGAACAAATCTTTGAAATTTAGACCATTTACAAGTCCATATACTGTTATATAATTTATTCATGCCAGTATTTAGATCTATACCATCCTTAAGAGTTATTAATGGAACTCCTATAGAAACCTCTGATTCTGCGGTAGTAATCAATCAAGATTATGAAACTAATGGTGAATATGTTATAATTTATAAGGGAGATGAAAATCATAAATTAACTTTGAACCATAATAACACAGACCACGTTGTAGTTAAGTCTCTTACTAACGTTTTAGTTTTTTCAGAAAATTTGATTGATGAGGAATTTAATGAAGTTGAGTTAGACAAAGGGTCTTGTGTTGAGTTTAAATATATTAATGGTTTTTGGTATATCTTATCTTCTGATGGATTGAAAAACTCTTAGTCGAAACTAAGAGCCATCAAATCACCATCAACATCAAATTCGTAATACTCATCAGCATCTACTTTCTTTTGTTGTTGGACATATTGTTCCATTAGACTTCTGTTATTTTCAACCCATTCAGTGTCTACTAAATCGACCGTTCCTTCCAAATACATATAGTAAGGGTCAATACCTACATTTTTCCAAAACGTTAATTCTGTATCAGATAATGTTAATACTTCCTCTAACGTATCTTGGTGAGCCTCTTTCATAGGATAACCACGCACTAATTCAGTTTGTGTTTTAGTAAAGATAGGTCTATCTTTTGGGTTTTCAATTAAAATGTCTTCTCTAATTTCAGGTTTATAAACAACAAGTAACGGTTCGATTCTTTTATTAAATGCCGCCAAATATCTCGGAACATTATACTCACCCAATAAATCTGGATTTAATTCAATATCACGTTCGTCAATCATATAACAATTTAAAACCAATTCATCTTTTTTCTTTTGAACATCACCATGTGATTTTTTCTCACCATTATTTACATAAAAGATTGTATCACCAAGACCTGGATTTTTACCTTCTTTAATTAAAAGTTCCATGTGAGCTTGTCGGGACATCATATTACCTGCCTTTGTGGTTTTTGTAATGTGAACTTTATAGTCATCTATTGATTGTTTAACACGTGCTTTGTTCGCAATCTTAGCCAAAGGAATTTGTCTGTTATAGAGTTTGTCTACATATTCATAGTAGAAGTCCAAGAACTCACCACCCTTACCATCCAATAACATTCGAAGTCCTGTGTCCAAAAACTCAGCAACATATGTTTGAAGTTTTTTAGATTTAATCGTATTACCGGTAAGTTTTACTTTACCCTTGTCAGTAAGAAGTGCATAGTTCTTACGAGCTACGTTTATAGTTGAAGGCCAAACACCGTCGATATCTAATCCCATTTCACCTCGTAAAAATAAATCGTTGTATTCTGCAACATCCGCTTCAGCACCAACATATTCTTTACCTTCTTTAACCAGACCATTCAAACCTTTACCGATGTACTTATAAGTCTCCCTATCTTGTGGTGTTTCAAAGTTTACACCGTCCGTGTCCATTACAAGTGGAACATAACCTCTTTTCATAAAGAACATAATCATTTGACGAAGGTATTGTCTACCTGTACAAGTAATCTGTTCGCCCATATCAATATCTCCCCACGGAAATACTTGTGGAGCTGATAATGAACCAAAGAATGCGTTGATAAAGATTTTAATTGGTAATTGTTTACGGTCATAAGAAATAGCAAGTTTGGGGTCAATAGACTTATATTCGCTCGCTAAGTTCTTGTATTTGATACGAGTATCACGGAAATACTTTAACATACTCTTCATTGCTCCTGTTACGTCACATTTAGGGAATACGTCGTGAACCAACTGAATAGATGGGTATAGTGAAGAGTAGTCAAGTTTCAATACGTTTTTAGAGAACCCAACCTGAACCAAACGAGAAAGACCTCCCGTAAACTTTCTTTTCTCTAATTTTCTTGGTAATGCCAAGTTATGTTTATATGACCACGCAGACATAATCATTTTCCATAACGTCGCCGTCCCCATGGTTGAAAGTCTTTCATAGGTTGTTGGTACAAGTTTAGACAACAAGAAGTTTGCTTGGTTGAACTGCTCGTCAACTACCATCGTCTCATAAAGGTCATCGTCCAAGTAGTCTTCAATAATTTTTGAACCTGTAACTAATTTATAAACATCATCTCTTCTTTTACAGACCTCATCTATTTTTGAATCAAACCCAACTTTTTTGTATGCTCCGTTTTCTTTGTTCATCCAATATTCAAGGTTATCGAAATAGATTTTACCAATCTTATCCCCCTCAACGTAAACACGATTTGGTTTTTCTGCTTCAATAAATTTGGTAATATACTTCAAAGACCAACTCTTAATGTCTGAGTTGATTGCTTGCGCTCTACGAACAGCATGTGCAATATCCACAATGTTATAACCCCACATCTGAGTCTGAACGTATGGTTCCATTTCGTTTGCTAACTTTAGGATACCATCTTTTTGCTTCAACGTGTAATCAGGATGTAAGGTCTTGCAGATTTTTTTGATATTAACTTTTAATATCTCAGCTCTTTTCAAAATAAACGGGAAGTCAAAGAATGCTGAGTTGTAACCTCCAATCAAAGATGGTTTTAACTCATCAATAGTTTTAAAGAAGTCGACAATCATTTGTCGTTCTTCA